TGATATTTGCGTTGGTTTCTACGATGATTTGGATTCTTATTTCTAAATCGACCAAATTAATTATTTCAAAACTGCGTGAATCATTAAAAACTAATTCAGAGCAAGCTAGATTAATCAATCTACTTCATAATTTATCAACAGAAGAGCAACATGTTCTTGCAATGTCCTGCCTTAATGAGCGAATTATTTTCCCAGATAACAGAACTCAGCTAGCTATTGAAAAACTCTTGTCAAAAGAACTTATTTCGTACGGCTGGACTAATGATAAATATGAGTTAAATCCACTTATTCGCAATGTTGTTCTTGCTGAGCTCGATAAGAGCATGAATTCCCATCACTAACCTGTTTCAAATTTTTAAAGAGCATTGAGATATTGGTTATGTGTATCTCGTTTTTATGTGATTATTATGTACTTGTAGTTCATTACAGTCAAGAACAAAAAGTACATATTTTAAATAAAATGTACTAATTGTTCATATTTGATTGGTTTCTAAAGAAATAAATTTTTTGAAATAGCGTTTAATTGATTATTTTTTAATCTATTGAAAGGAAAAGTTTGTGTTTTGTGGTGTGTTTTTGAGATTTTTGCGATGCCGATCGCAAATTTTGGTAGCGATAGTTGGTTTAAATTTAGGTTGGTTTATTATGTCCCTGCCGATAAGGAGGGCGAATTATGAAAAAAGAGTTTAAAAAATGGCTAATCTCTCTGAATTGCGAAGGGATTAATAGCTTAGGGATTAATGAGATAGTGTCGCGCGTAGATGATGAATTGAGGATTGTGCGTGCTAATGAGCAGGAGAGGATTGTGCTAGAGGAGTTGATTGCGGAGTTTAAATGTTAATAAAAAACCGCCAGTGAGGCGGTTTCAGGTTATTGTAACTTATATTGGAATGGGTCTATAACTAGTTGATCTCCCATTCTGATATTCGAATGTTCTAATGCATTATCAACAATTTGATTTGCAGCTCTATTCACAAATTTGATGAAGTCATTGATTTCTTTATTAACTAATTTTTGTAACTTATTTTCATCAGTAATATCTTTATTGATTATTTCAAACCCCATAACGAACTCAGTATTTAGTTTTATTTCATCTGTTTCAAGTTCTATTCTAAAAGGGAATACTGCTATGGGGCTATCTTTTTCTAAAACAATTACAGGGGGAGCTATGCCGAAGCCTAGTGACACATTCGTATCTTTCACTCTATACTCTTTAATCTCTCCAGCTGTTAAATCAACGGATAATTTTCTGATAAAGAAATTTCTATAATCTAATGAATCTTTTATTGTCATAGTCATCACCATTAATTTGTTCTAGAAGTTGATTGATATTGAAAATCAATAGTCTGATATTTTTTAGATATATCAATATCAATACTTTTATTATTTTGTTGTATTGTTGTTTCGACTCTCTTCTGCATAAATTCGTAAACAATCGATATTTCTCTCTCTTTAGATAATATCTCATTTTGGATTGCTTGAGATACAAAAGCATTAAGACTCATACCTTGCTTGATAGATTGTATTGCGGCTTTTTTATGTAATTCAGATGGTATTCTTACATTAAATTTGCCATCGTAAGATTTATGCGCATCGATACCATTTTCTTGGCAATATTCAATATAGTCATCGACAGCTAATTTAAATTCCTCTCTTAGCTCGTCTAATGTTGCACCTTCATAGGTAACCAATCCATTGACATGAAGAATCTTCCCAAATAATAAATTATCTTCTAACGAAAATTCTACACTACCAATAAAGTTTTTGTACTCAAGTACTTTTGACATAATCAACTCTTATCTAATCAATATTAAGCTCATCAAGAGCGCTTTTCAGTTGCTCAATAACGTATAATTTTAATTCATTTCCTGGGTGAGGTTTATGTAAGCTTATCGGATAATAGAGGTCTGGGTGAAAAAATTTTACCCGAGAGCCATTCCCTTGTTTTTCAATAAACCCCAAGCTATTTAGTAGAGACCTTAGATCATTCCATGTGAAGTCTTTTGGCGGTGGTTCCTTTCTTAGCTTTTCTAAAAGTTTTTCTGCTTTGCTCATTACTTGCCACTAAGTTTTAGTTACGGAATGTTATCACGAATATTAATATTGTAAACACTCAAGTAGGAATAATTCACAATATTTCTCTTTTCTCCACGGCAACACCAATAATACGGATTTCTTGATTTAGTGAGCTTAACGTCGGAAACATGGGATTAAGTGGCACAAGTTCAAAATGAGCTATCCCATATTCATTGCGTGTGCCAAGCTCTTTGTATTGTTTAAATGTCGCCTCGTTATTGCCATTGATTGCGGCCACAAATTTTCCCGGAGTTGGCGCAATATCAGGGTCGATTAAAACCAGATCGCCCTCATTGAATCGGGGGAGCATTGATTTCCCTTCAATTCGGAGATAAAAGGAATTTTCAGAGGCTATGACTGTGCTTGGGATTATCTCGTAACCGTCAAACCCATCAAGGGATCTAATATCTGTCCATAGCCCTGCTTGGATTGGGCTTAGCAAAGGGTAGGATATTTGCTTTTCGATTTTCTCAATAGAGGCATTCTTATCGCCATAAGTTAGCCATTCTTTTGTTACACCCAAAAAATCAGCTAATACATAAATATTTGCTTGAGTTGGCAATGTCTCCGCATTGAACCATTTACTCACGGCTTTTGGCGTGATTTTCAGTATATCTGCAATGACTTTTCCTCTGCCTTTTTCTGGCAAGTTCTTTCTTTTGCACGCAATGTCTAGCCGTGCAGCAAAGTCCTGTTTAATTTTTTCTTCAGTAATCATTTTTTCACCTTTGAACTAACGGTTCAATTATAAATAAAACTTGAAGTACTTTCAGTTCTGTTTTAAGATGTACTTAAAGTTCATTTAAAGAGATTATATATGGGAAATTTAAAACATATTATTGACTCTTTGGGTGCAGCTAAAGTGGCAGATTTATGTGGGCTTTCTGTTCGAGCTGTTTACAAATGGCGCACATCAAATTCTCTACCAAGAACTGAATATACAGGTGAAACCAGATATTCCGAGATTCTATCTCAAGCCTTGGGCGGTTCTGTCTCTGCGGAAGAAATTCGACACTTTAGCAAACCTATTAAGTCAGGCTCTGCGATTATCGCATGACTGTAATTTACCAACACAAACTGAAAAGAAAACCATAAAAATAAGGCAAAAATTATGGAAATGAAGAAAGTTATTATCGAAATGATTGATCGGATTCCTGGGGGTAAAAGTGCGGTAGCAGGGTTTCTCGGATTTTCAGAAGCAGAGATGAATAACCGCTTGTATCACACAAAAGGTCAACATTTTAAAAACGAAGAATTGATTGCACTGCAACTTGAGTATGGATGCACTGATTTTATCGATGAGCTTTGCCGTGCCGCTGGTGGACGTTTTGTACCTGATACCTGTGCAGATGATTTAGATGCAGTAGAAATGGCAAAAATTCAATTACATGAGTTATCCGCTCGTGGATTGTTATTTGAAGCATTAGAAAGAGCACTTGCTGATGGTGAGATTACCAGCTGTGAAGAAGATTTGATCCGCAAGTTATTAAATAAACATTTAGCTGCAACACAATATTCTATTGAGTGTGTGATTTCACTTAATAAACGGCAATAAAAAACCACGGCGGCCACCGTGGTTAATTACACTCACAAGGAGTTCACAAGATGAATGAATTGTTACCGATTAATGATAAAAATGCAAGTGCATTAACAATGAGCAGTCGAGAAATAACAAAACTTGTTAATTCTAGACATAGTGACGTGTGTAAAAGCATTGAAACACTTATTTCAAAAGGTGTGATTGGGGGGTATCAGCCGAAACCGTACACCCACCCACAGAATGGTCAAATCTACTATGAGTACTTTTTGAATAAGCGCGACACTTATATTTTAGTTGCTCAGTTTTCACCGGAATTCACAGCGGCAGTTATTGACCGTTGGCAAGAGTTAGAAAACCAACAAAATCCGACCGCACTTTTACCGCAGAATTATCTTCAAGCCTTAGAGCAGTTGGTGGCATCAGAGAAAGAGAAACAAGCTTTAGCGTTAGAGAATAAAGCGATGAAACCTAAAGCGGACTTTGTGGATCTTTATGTTGATATTGGCACAACAAAATCATTACGCGAAACGGCAAAAATCTTAAATATGCCAGAGAAAGCGATGATAGCTGCACTAGAGCGAGACAAAGCGTTATATCGTCAATCAGGCAATCTTATTCCATATTCAGACAAACAAAGCCGTGGCTTATTTACAGTGAAAACTGGTACAGCAGAGCACGGTCACAACTTTACACAAACTCGCGTGACATCGAAAGGTATTCAATGGATCGCACAACGTTACGCTTCGGAGTTAATGCTATGAGCAAATTTATCCCTAATTCTTTTCAGATCCCTAATGCTTTTGTAGATGAAGTGATGTTTGCCCTTTCTGGTAACGCTGTAAAAGCCTATTTATTGGTGGCTCGTAAAACGACTGGCTGGCAGAAAGAAAGTGATTTTATTTCTATTGAACAATTCAAACAATCCACTGGCATTAACCGAGATAAGACTATTTATGAAATCCTTAAAGAACTTGAAGAAGTTGGTTTGATTCGTACTGTTAAAACAGCTGGAAGAACGACTGAATTCTATTTAGTGAAAGACCTTCCTAACGTTGAAAATAAACCAGTGGCGAAAAGTGCCACCAGTGGCGAAAAACGCCACCAGTCACAAAAAGTGCCACCAGTGGCGAAAAGTGCCACGACAGTGGTGGCGGAAAACGCCACCGCCCCCCCCGGCGCGCAACGCCA